ACTAACCCCCAAGGCAACGTAAGCCACAATCAACCCCCATTCTTTTGATGGTGGTTTAAATGACGGTTCTTTGTAATTAGTATCAAAAAATTCTCTAGGATCAAACCATCCAAATGCGTATTGTTTTTTAGTCATCATAAAAACCTGCTAAATATAAAATAAAAAAGAACGCACCAGTTATTACCATACCAGCTACAGTCATTACAATAGCAAAAATAAAAGCGTCAACTAATGCGTCCATGTCGTTTTCTCCAAAGTTTAGAATGGTATGTCCGAGTCCAAGTCATCAAAACCCGATCCAGTATTGGCAGGTTTTGAATTAGTTTGGGCAGGTTTATTGGAGTCGGTTTTCTCCCCTCCGAGCAAGCGGATCGTATCAGCCTTAACGTGAGTTGAGGTTTTTTCAACACCATTCTTGTCCGTATATTTTTGAGTTACAAGCGAACCCTGGATAAATACCATTTTTCCAGATTTTATGTATTTTTCAGCAATTTCAGCTAATTTTGAATAACAGGTGACGTTGTGCCACTCTGTTTTAGTCATTATTTCACCAGACTTATCCCTCCATTTCTCTGAAGTCGCAACCGAGAAATTAGCCACTAAGTCTCCAGATGGCATGGCTCTGATCTGGGGGTCTTTACCGACATTACCGATAACTTGAATTTGATTGAACATTTGATTCCTTTTCTATTGCGTCTGCTAAAAGTTTAAATTGCACCGATGTAAAAAGATTAGACCAATGCAAAATTTCATGTTTGCCTAAATAAGAATAAGCAATTGTTAAAAAATACCACTCTAAATGTCTGAGTTCGTAGTAATTTAATTTACTTGTGTCCATTTTTAGTCTGCCAAAATTGAAGTAAATTTTTAAACATAATCCAACCCTTTTCTAGTTCCTCCTGAGTCCATTTGTGGAGGACAACCAGTCCAGGGTTAGTGCGAGATACAAAAGCATTAGCGCACTCGGCATGGGGTAATCCAAGGCCAACTCGGTACGCTGCCAGTTGCATCAAGTGTTCGTCATACCCAACAATCTTGTCTCCAACGTCAAATTCCTTAGTTTTCACGTCAATGACAACTCCCCTATCGGTTTTAGTGTGTAGATCGGTTTTACCTCCAAATCCGTCTGGATGAGCAAACGACATTTCAGGAATCCAAATCTGGGAGGCATAGTGTTCACGCATAAGATCGTCAAAAGACTGGACGTGCTCCTGGTGCGCCCCATAACCTTTACCCTCATAAAATCCTTGGATTGACGCATGGATTTCAGTCCCGCGGTTGGCAGCCTCCTTGCCCTCCTCCTTAGAATCGGACATGATCCTAGCAATCCATTCCTCCTCGGTCTCCTCCGCACGTTTGGGAAGGGTTAGTGCAGCCATAAGCACCTGACGTTGTAACCAGACGTTTAATGCAGGCTTGGCAGCGACATTCAGAATGGTTGTGACGGATGGGACAAGGTTCATTGTCCGAGCGTCTCTGAGCGTTGTATTGCGTTCTTTACCGTTCTTTCCAATGACGGTGTACTGTGGATTTCCTTGTCGGTCATACCAATGTTGTGACTCGGATGCTCTGGTTTCGTTTTGTGTTGTCATGCTAATCCCCCTAATTTTGATTTCAATGAGTCTTTTGCTTTGATGGTTGCTACTTTGTATGTTTCGTTATTTACGCAATATTTGTATGCAGCCTTAAAAGCCTTTTCAAGTTCGTCAAGGTTTTGGCAGTCTCCAATTGCGGTAATCAAGTCGGCAGCTACTGACTCGTTAAATGCAGGTGTCTGAACAATTGTTTTAGGCTTGGACGCTGAATTACCATCGTCATCCTCTGGGGCTTGCGATGTGGCGGTCATCAAAGACGCTCGGCGAATGTAGGTCAAGCACGACATAAAACCTTGGGGATCGTGCTTAGGTGCTGGGAAGAACAACTTGCCACAATCTAAGCGCTCACCAGACTCGTGGAGAAAACTAGTCTCACAGATGATGCCGTCTGGGTGTTCNGATGTGGTCTGAAACAGGAATATGCCGTTGTCATTTAAAGCCCCTACAACGCTGTCAACGCAAGATGCTAGGTCAACATAACGACTTTTGAAATGAGGGTTTGTAGCGTTCTTTAAAGCGGGTGCAAATTGACGCTGTGCTTTGACCAAAGCCGTTGCAATTAATTTACCGCCTGAATTTGTTGGTTTATCAGTCATACTTGTGCCCCAGTTAAATATCCAATGAAGAAAATGCAAATAATGATGCAAGCGTAAACAACTAATTTATCTTCTTTGTCCATTATTTGAACTCCTTAATTGGATATAAAGCATCGAGTTCAAGTCTACGAATAAACTTAATTAATTCGGCCTGGGAGTTAAGTTCTTTTCCTGTGTAGTCATGGATAAGATTTAAGACTGATTTGATACCGTCCTGGTATCCGTCTTTGTAGTGATCCAAATTGTCTTTGGATGGGAGGGTTTTATTTTCCATCTTTAGTTTTCCTTAGTTAATTGAATTTTCTTTACATCAGTTTTGTGCTGATGTTTGTTATTGTAAGATTATTCTTACTAAATAACCACAATTTACAAAAAATATTCAATTCTGTTGCTTTTATGTAAGTTATGTCTTACAATTACAACATGGAAAAACAAAGAGCAATTGAACTAGCTGGTTCTGCTTCTAAACTTGCAAAATTGTTAGGAGTAGAGAGGCAAAGTGTACACAAATGGAAATTAATTCCACAGGGTAGGGTTTGGCAATTGAAGGTTTTAAAACCTGAGTGGTTTGATAAAACTTCAAGATTTTGATGTAGAATAATTTGAAACACGGCTAGGTTGGGGGTAGCTACCCAACTGAAAAGAGACCCACCCTCCTGCCGAGGTTTCCTTTCTGGTGGGGTTTTAAGGTGCGGATATGAAAATAAAAAATTGGACTAAATTTCAGCACTTCAAGGATCGTAAACCTCCTTGGGTGAAACTTTATCGTGATCTTTTAGACGATATTGAATGGCACGAACTCGATCCAGTAGCTGCAAAAGTTCTTACTATGCTTTGGCTTATTGCATCTGAAGACGATGGAAATATACCTGAGTTAAAAATTCTTAGTTTCAGATTGCGTATGCCTTTAAAGACTACTAAAGATTGCATTACAAAGCTAAATCATTGGTTGGAACAAGATGATATCAACGTGATATCAAATGGATATCAAAGTGATAGTCTAGAGACAGAGACAGAGAGAGAGACAAAGAAAGAGAAAGAGAAAGAGGGAGATGCACCTTTCGGTGTATCAATTGAGGTTTGGAATGATTTTGTTAAACATAGAAAAGCCATTAAAACCCTGGTAACAGAAAATGTAATTAATTCAATTGACAAAGAGGCTATAAAAGCAGGTTGGACACTTGAACAAGCATTGTCTGAAATTGTTGCAAGAGGTTGGAGAGGGTTTAAAGCTGAATGGGTAAAAGACAAAACGCTAACTCCTGCTGCAACCAAAAAACAAGAATTTATTTCTGGATTGACCAGGGGTTTAATGGGAGGTGACAAAAATGTCAAACTTATTGATCTTTAATCCAACAAGTTCAGATGATGGTCTGGATTACATATTTGGGAAGATGATGGCTATTTATGGTCAATCATTTGTGCGTAATTGGCAGGACATTGATCCAAGTTTAATGCGACAAGTTTGGACTGAAGAACTTGGGGAATTTCTAAAATCTAAGGAAATATTAGATCACGCATTAAAAAGCATGGATGGTGACTTTCCTCCGTCTGCAATTAAATTTAGACAACTTTGCAAAAGTTCTCAAGATATTTATGATTTAGAGACCAGGGGAGGAATTGATAAACTTGCCAAACGTCTTGGATTAGAGGGGTGGGATGAAATGAAACCTTGGACACAATTTAAAAGTTTGATAATCAAGGAAGCTGAATTAAGAGGTGTATTATGATTAAAACCGTTTGGCAGCGAGTACCCAGACATTGTGAAGTGCTTGGAATCTGCCAGGCCAGGAATTGTGCAGGATGCCCACACAAAGACCCTTTTAAAGATGTAATTGTCAGTAGAGAAGTTTTAAAATTAACCAGCAACATAGGAGAAAAAGCAAAACGAGAAATAAGAGCTTGGATATTTGAGAAAGATTAATCAACAACTAAGGAAACATAAAGATGAAAACACAAAATCAAATGATATTAAGTTATTTACAAAAAGGTAAGTCATTGACTGCAATGGACGCTTTGAAACTATTTGGATGTTTTAGATTGGCAGCAAGGGTCTCCGATCTAAAAGAAATGGGAGAAAAGATAGTCTCGTCCAGGAAATACGTNAAAAACAACTTGGGCAAAGACGTAATCGTTGCAGTTTATTCATTAAAGGCTTAACCATGAAATACTTACTTATCGCACTTTTAGCACTGGCTGGATGCTCTACTCCCAAACTAGAAACTCCTACCCAGTACGCTTACACTTCCCCCCCAGTCGTGCCAATTCGGGTCGATCCACAGGCTCAACAGATGTCCAGGTCTGAAACTGTATCGGCTACTATCCAATGCGAACAGGACGGTTTAAGGGCAGTTCCAATCATGTCCAAGCGGATAATTTCTGGAATGATGAGCGACATTGTGATCGACATCCAATGTTTACCCAAACGCAACATTTTTGATGTGAAATTCTAATGAACTCAAAAAAAGCAAAAGCACTCAGAAAGTNACTTAAACAAAACAACATTGATATAGCTGACAACGCTTATGAGACCGACAAGAGACGAGTTGGTGGACAGACTCAACTCAAGAAGCAATCAGGCCGATCAATGTATCAAATGATAAAGAAGACAATGTATGACTACGGACAAAAGAATATTCGTTCTAAGTCACTCTGAGGCCAGGCAAAGAGCCAAGGATTTTGTGGGAGTTGCTCCCGAAGGTTGGGTTGTTGAATTTAAACCAGCAACTCGGACTTTGGAGCAAAACGCAAAACTTTGGGCATCTTTGTCTGAAATCTCAAAACAGGTTGTTTGGCATGGAAGAAAACTAACCTCCGAGGAATGGAAGTTTGTTTTCTCCAGCGCAATCAAGAAACAAGAAGTCGTACCAAATATTGACGGAACTGGGTTTGTGGTTCTTGGTCAATCCACTTCTAAAATGACAAAAAGTGAAATGTCTGAGTTATTGGAATTGATTCAGGCTTTTGGTGCTGAACATAATGTTAAATTTGAGGATCAATATGCCGAGACCTAAATCAGAGATTACCAAAGGGGTTTATGTAAATATACGCATGAGCGTTAAACAAAAGGAAATGTTTCAAGATCTGGGGGGCGCTGATTTCCTAAGAAACTATTTAGACAGACAAATCAGATCCGAGGAAATACAACTTGGTCTACCAACTTTGAAGGATAAAAATGACTCAAATACCGTATAACACAGGTAAAGTAAAGATTGGATGCAAATTTAATCCTGAAATTAATTATTGCAATCCAGATCAAGACTGGATACAAAAATTATTACTTAGTTTTAAAATATGACCTGGGAGGTTAACAAGGCACTCCAGGATGTTGGATTTAGGCAATTTTCCTTGTTTCTGGCCTAACCTGTCAAACAACCAAATGGACTCCCAATGACTAAATGTAAGATTTGCAAGTCTGAATTTGTCAGGCGAACCATGAGCCACAAAACTTGCAGTCTGGAATGTGCTTTAACCTGGCTACATCAAGTCAAGGTGAAGGAAAAATCTAAAGTTGATAGATTGGACAGGGTAAAGACTAAAAAAGCCTTGGAGAAGCTAAAAACTCGTTCAAACTGGATGAAAGATGCTCAACAAGTATTTAATGAGTTTATTAGGAATCGTGATAAAACTGAACCTTGCATTTCTTGCCAAAGATTTCACCAAGGACAATACCATGCAGGTCATTTTGTTTCGGTCGGTTCAAGGCCAAATTTAAGGTTTAATGAGCAAAACGTACACAAACAATGCGCTCCTTGCAACAATCATTTGTCTGGGAACATAATTCAATACCGAATGAATTTGATTAAAAAAATTGGGATTGAGGCGGTTGTCCAGTTGGAAACCGANTTTGAACCTAAAAAATACACAATTGACGAACTNAAAGAAATTGTCCAAATTTACCGAAAAAAGGTTAAAATGTTAAAAATGGTTGATTGACAACCTAAATTTTGTGATAATCCATTTTATTTTAGGGGATTCCCATGCCAAATTTCCAAGGTGTTGCAACCGATGAAGCCAACCTTACGTCTTTAAATTTCTTTAATGATACGTTTTTGCCAATTAAAAGTGTTTACAACACAACGGCTACATTAAGTCCTGCAGCAGTTGGCGCAGGAACAACCGCAGAGCAGACTTTTACAGTAACTGGTCTTGCAGTTGGTGATGTAGTGTTTGTGAATAAACCATCTGCACAAGCAGGTCTTGGAATTGTAGGAGCAAGAGTTTCAGCAGCTAACACACTTGCAATTAATTTTGCAAACGTCACAGTAGCATCAATTACCCCAACTGCATCCGAAGTTTATCGGATCGGTGGACACCGTTAACCTAAGGAGATAAAAATGGCTAAAATGGAATATGAATCAGACGCAGCAAAAGACAAAGAAGGCAAAACAGGTCTAAAAGATCCTGGTCACTTACAAGTCGCTGCAAACTACGCAACCGAGTGCAGAGATGGTACAAAGCCTTATATTCGTCCTCCAATGGGGCCAGTAAAAGAGCCAAATCTGACAAACGGAGTTCCAATGCTCCCACAAAAGAATATCAATTCTGGTAACAGATAATGGCAACCAAGGTCGCTAAAAAGGTTGAAGTTCTATCTATGCCGAGCCGAGACATGGCTCAAGAGAAGAAATGGCAAGCTGAGAGCGATCTAAGGACGCTCCAAGCTGCCAGGGAGATTGAGGCAAGTAGGACTAGATTGGCTGCAGCAAAGAGATGCGCTGACGATCAAATGAAGGCTTTATCTCGCATAAAGATGAAGAAATGAGCTTAGGTAATTCAAAAGCCATTGGTGTTGCTTATTCTGATCAAAACATTCAGGGAGCAGATATTGTTTCTGCTAACAATGTTATTGCAACTGGTCAGATAGGTTATGCTGCAGGGAATTACACTCAAGTCACTCAGCAGACTGTTAAAACTACTGCAGTAACTAGCAACACTCCTTCTGGCTCGATAACTACTTCCAATTCTCAACTTGCACCATCTGCTCAAGCGGTATTTACGGTCAATTGTTCGGCAGTAAGTGCAAAAGATACAGTTATTGCAAGTGTCGCAAGTGGTGGAACACTTGGAGCTTATAACGTATTTATTGCAGCAATTACAAATGGGCAGTTTACAGTTGTGATTAAAAACTCAACCAACAATGCTTATTCTGAGGCGGTCACAATCAATTACGCAATTTTGCACACTCAAGGATAATCATGTTAAAGAAATCTGACTCAAAAAAAGCCTTTAAAGAGAATGTAAAAGAGGAATTGAAAGAGAAAAAGCCTCTAAAGCAAGCTCTAGCAATAGCTTACTCTGAGAAACGTGAAGCAGAGAAAAAGAAAAAAAAGAAGTGAGCAGGTCTAACGTCACAATAGACATTGATGACGAAACAAGCGAAGTAACAATTCACATTCTTGGCGAAGGATTGGCTTTACAAGTAGCACACGACTGGGTCACACTTCTCAGGCAGCATGGATTTGATGTAGACATTGAACAACAACCGCAAACGATAAACTAAAATGCCCTCAATAGCTGATCTTTACTCTACGATTGACAGTTACAAACGCAGGGCAGCGGACGTTCTCAGCGATCCACAAAACAGTTTAATGCAGATGCTTGGCTATGCCAATGACAGGGCTAGAAACTACAACGAATCTCTTGCACAAGCGTCAAAAGAGCGTGGTTATGGCCCTAAGACGCAAGAACTAGCGCAAGCAATGGCTGAAAGTTATTCTCCAGCAGGAATGTTTATTGGAGAAAAAGCATCCTTATGGAATAAAGACGCTGCCAATAAATTTTTAAATTTAGAAAAAGAAGGTATTTCTGCTGCGGATGCTTGGAAACAAACTGGCACTTTTAGAAGTCCAGACGGGAGATTAAAGCAAGAATTAAGCGATTTACCCTCTAAAGGTAGAGCAGATATATCTCCTGAACAAATGGATCAAGAATTAAATTTAACTGCAAAACTTAGTTATGGCAAAGAATTTAAAGATTTAGACCTTAAATCTAAAAACGCTATAAAAAATGATGTTTACGAATACCAATCAAAATTACCAAGTAATTTAGTTCATCCTGAATTATATAACGCTTATCCATCTTTAAAAAACATTGAATCAACTGGTGAATTAACTCCAGGCACGCAGACAACTGGAAAATACTACAAAACAACAGTTAACGATCAACTGAAAAACGAATCAATTAGTGCTAATGCGGGAAATTTAGAAAACCTTAGAAGCACTTTATTACATGAAGCACAACACGCTATTCAACAAAGAGAAGGATGGGGAAGGGGAGGAAGTCCCACAGAATTTAATGAAATAGCAAAACAAATCAAATACCATAAAGATCAGTTTGAAAATGCTTATAACCAAAGAATTACAAGCGAAGATCCTATTGCTATTGAGAATGCAGCACAACAAATGACTTTTCATGGTTTAAAAATGGGGAAATTAAAACAACAATTTGGCCAAAATCCTATGGATTATTACAGTAGATTGTTGGGAGAGGCAGAATCTAGGGCAACTGAAGCAAGAAGGAATATGACTTTAGAGGAAAGACAAAACACATTTCCGTTGGAATCTTATGATGTACCTATAGAAAAATTACTTGTAAATCCTAATTCAAATCTTAACTCACTTAACTATTCAGTTTCAATCCCACAAGACCCACACGCACCTAATTACTTGGAAGATGTACATAAAGCATTAGCTCAAAAACCAATAGACGTAACAGACGTTCACGCTCCAAACTATTTAGAAGACATACATAACCAACTGGCAAATCAACAATAAATTTGCAATTTGTCAGAATAGTATTACAATCTGACACTATGAAGAAAACAGTTAAATCACACCCCAACCGAACAGGCAGACCCACTCTTTACAAAGAGCAATATGCCCAAGAACTCATAGATTATTTTAATCAACCTGCATACTCAGAGAAAACAGTCATTCTCCCAAATGGAGTAGAACGGACTGAAAGATTATCTAATCTATTCCCAACACTAACGCGATTTGCTGCCAGTAGAGGTGTCACAAGAGACACTTTACATGAGTGGGCTAACGCAAAAGATGAGAACGAAAGACTTAAACATCCTGAGTTTTCCGACGCATATAAGGTTGCAAGGCAGTTACAGGAGTCTGTTTTAGTTGAAGGGGCTACTGCAGGGGTCTTTAACGCACAGTTCTCAATCTTCACCGCAAAGAACATTTTAGGTTGGAGAGACAAGACCGAACAAGAGATTACAGGTGCATCAGGTGGGCCACTTCTTATGCAAGTAGCAACCGACAATGACGCTTAAGTACACAGAGAAACAGATTGAGGCGATGAAGTTGATGAGTGGAGACCCCACTTACGTCATGCTATTTGGTGGGTCAAGGTCGGGGAAGACGTTCATCACAATCAGGCAGATAGTAACCAGGGCGATCAAAGCAGGCGGTTCAAGGCACACAATTCTCAGGTTTAGGTTCAATCACGTTGTCAACTCGGTCGTTTACGATACATTCCCAAAGGTAATGAAGATTTGCTATCCAACGGTCAACTACAAGCTAGATAAGACGCATTGGTTTGCGAAGCTGGACAATGGATCAGAGATTTGGTTTGGTGGATTGGATGATAAGGAAAGGACGGAAAAGATTCTAGGTATGGAATTCAGCACAATTTACTTGAATGAGTCAAGCCAGATAGCTTGGGGTTCGGTTGGGATTGCAATGACTCGACTGGCTCAGAAAGTCAATCAGAAAATCATGGTGGATAAAAAGATTGAGATGAAGCCTCTTAAGCCAAGGATGTTCTTTGACTGCAACCCGCCAGATAAGAACCATTGGACGTACAAGTTATTTGTGCAGCGCAGAGACCCAGAGACAGGAACCAACCTATACACTCCCGAGGATTACGCATACTTTCAGATCAATCCTAAAGACAATGTGGATAACTTGTCGGACGGATACTTAAAGACTTTGGAAGGATTGTCTGCCAGGCTCAGAAAACGATTCTTAGAAGGAGAGTTTACAGATGCTAACCCTAACCAATTGTTTACTGACTTGTACTTTGATCGGTGGCGCACTCAAGAGGAAGACTTACCTGAGTTTGTTCGAGTGGTCGTTGGAGTTGACCCTAGTGGAGCAGGAGACTCTGACAATGCTGACAATGATGCAATTGGCATTATCGTAGGAGCTTTGGGGACGGATGGGAACGCATACTTACTTGAGGACTGCACAGTCAAAGCAGGGCCTGCAACCTGGGGAAAAGTGGCAACAAGTGCATACGACAGGCACAACGCAGACATATTGGTGGGTGAAAACAATTATGGTGGGGCAATGGTTGAAATGGTTATTCAAGCGTCTAGGCCAAGAACAAATTACAAGTCAGTCCTTGCCACTCGATCAAAGATGGTCAGGGCAGAGCCGTTTGCTCCACTTTACGAACAGGGAAAGATCAGGCACGTTGGGAGGTTTGCAGATTTAGAGGAAGAACTTGGAGGATTTAGCACCAATGGATACAATGGGAGTAANTCCCCAAATAGAGCAGACGCTTGGATTTGGGTGCTAACCGAACTGTTTCCTGCAATTTTGCGATCAAAAGTTGAGAAAAAATCACAAAACGCACCAAAAAAACAGTTTAATTCTAATAATTCACCTGGATTTTGGATGTAAACATGGCAACAAACACCGAAGACGAAATTATCCGCAGAGCGCACGACAACTTTAAACATTGTTTGGACTGGGAGCAAGCCTCCAGACAAAGTTTTAGGGAGGACATGAGATTTCTGTTTGCCGACTCGGACAACCAAGACCAATGGGAACCAGCGGTCAAGGCCAGACGTAGACTGAATACTCAACCCATGATTACAATCAACAAGGTGCATACTCATTGGTTGCACGTTGTAAATAATCTCAAAGAAAACAAACCGTCCGTATCGGTTCACCCAACAGGAAACGAGGGAACTTATGAAGCTGCTGAAATCTTTGAAGGCTTGGTTCGTCACATTGAGTACATCTCTAACGCAAAAACTGCTTACGATATGGCAGCGGAGCAACAAGTAGGTGGTGGAATAGGATATTGGACGGTTACAACTGCTTACGCTGACGATTCCACATTTGACCAAGAGATATATATTCGGGAAGTCCCAGACGCAATGTCGGTCTATTTAGATCCACACATTAAGAAAAGGGACGGTTCAGACGCTCGGTTTGGGTTTATCTACGAAGATATGCCAAGGGAAGTNTTNGAGATGAAGTACCCAGGNGANTCCGTTCCAATGGCTTATTCGGGTGGAGCGCAGTCCTGGGTTACTAAAGATGTTGTTCGGTTGGCTACTTATTACGAGCGTGAGAATAAAAAGGAATGGCTTTATTCAATCCCAAATGAAGACGGATCAATGAAGTTTGAGCGTCAATCAGATATGACTAAAGAAGAAGTCAAGATGCTAAATGAGGCTATCCGAATGGGTGCGGACATCGAGCGCAGACGCATTGACAAGAATGTTATCCACAAGTATTTAATCGGTGGGAATAAGATTTTAGAGAAAGGAATTTGGGCAGGGAAGTACGTTCCAATTGTCCGAGTGCCTGGGGAGGAGATGCAGATCGAGGGCAGATTAGACCGTAAAGGTCTGGTTCGATACATGAAGGATGCACAAAGAGCGTACAACTACAACGCATCTGCAGCGCTTGAATATGGCGCTCTACAGTCAAAATCACCGTATTTAGCACCAGTTGAGGCAATAGAAGGGCTAGAAAACTACTGGGAAACTGCAAATACTGAGAATCACGCTTACCTAGCTTACAACCATGCGGACGAAAACGGCAACCCTATTCCTGCTCCAGCAAGGTCTCAGCCTCCCTCCTCTGCTCCAGTTTACATGGAAGGAATGCAAGTCGCTGAGAATGAGATGATGATGACTTCAGGTCAGTATCAACAGACGTTTGGGGCGCAAGGTCAGGAGCTTTCAGGGGTTGCAATTGGCAAACGTCAATATCAAGGAGAAAGGGTAACTTACCACTTCCAAGACAATCAAAACATGGCTATCCAGTTCACAGGTAAGATTTTGATTGATCTAATTCCTAAGATATACGACACCAAACGGATTATTAGAATTTTGGGTGAAGACGGAACTGAACAAGAGGTAATGATTGACCCAGAATTAAAAACCGCATTTAAACAACAGGAAAATAAAGAGGAAGCTACAGTCACTTCAATCTTTAATCCGTCTGTTGGTTCTTATGATGTAGTTGCAGAATCTGGTTCTAACTACGAAACGAGAAGACAAGAGGCATTCTCTGCAATGTCTCAAATGATTGGTCAACAACCGCAACTCGCACAGGTTATCGGTGACTTATATATGGGTTCGGCTGACTTCCCTAATGCGGATAAGTTGCAGGAACGCATGAGAAACTGGATTCCTCCAGCTATCCTTGGGACTGGGCCAAGCGAACAAGAGCAGGCTTTAATGCAGCAACTCCAACAGTCTCAACAAGTTATTGCTTCGCTCACTCAACAGGTTCAGGACAGGAAAGTAGATCAAGTCATGGAGAAACAACGACTTGATATGGACGCTCTCAACCATTTGGCTATCAGATTGGAAAAAGAGAGAGACAGTTTAATTAGTGCTTTCAAGGCTGAGACCGAAAGATTGAAGACACTTATTAAGGATGTGAATCCTACGCAACTGGGGGGAATTACTGACAAGATGGTTGGAGAGATCGAACAAGCCAAAAATCCTGCTCAAGACATTAACCCCGATTACATAGACCCCTCACAATATTTGCAAAATGCTATCCCAACCATTACAGGATGAAAATGGAAACTACAGTTGAACAAACCGTAACTGAAGGAAATAACCAGGCTGACGCAACCAATGCCCCTCAGCAAACTCCAGAGCAAAAAGCTCCAGAGGCCAAAGACAACTCTTACCACGACTTACCCGAATGGGCTAGAAAACGGATGGGTGAACTAGCTGCAGCTAAGAATTCTGCTGCCGAACAACTCGCTGCACTTAAGGCACAAATGCAAAGTCAGCCAGAGCCTCAACAACAATATCAACCCCAAAATACTCAAAATATTGAGGAATTGGCTACTCAAATAGCTAATCAAAGGGTTCAAGAGCAGACATTCTTAAACAGGATGAATGAGATTGAAAAGAATGCCAAGGCTGAATTTGGCCAGGAATATGATCGTTCAGTCCAGAATTTACAGTTGGCTGGTGTAGGTGGGAATGATTTCCTACACGCTTTGGCTGAAGTTCCAAACCCTGAGAAAGTAATTACTTACCTTGGAAAGTCTGAGAATGTCAATGACGCAATCAGGATTTCGCAACTCAGTCCAATGCAACTCGGGATTGAATTGACCAAGTTATCCACTAAGGCAGCCAAGGAATTGTCTAAGCAAAAGTCTAGCGCACCTGCTCCAGTTGGGGAAGTGACTGGGGGTTCGTCTGCTCCAACAGGTGCAGGGGCTGAACCTCCCATGAGCGATACAGAAGCCTGGGTTGCATGGAGACGTGCAACTGCTAGAAAAAAGCGTTGATAAATTAGATTTTTAGCATTAGAATGGTGTACAGGCAGAAGCGAGCCGTAAATCGTTGTGTTGGGCCGTAAAAGATAGTCTCCAGAGGCCAGGGGAAATTAGGAGTTTACCGAAAGGTAAGCAATTCATTTCTTTATTCGTCAAAGGAGGTAGTTCAACATGACTACTAGCAATTCACTTCTTACGATAAGTCAGATCACAAATGAAGCGGTCAGACTTTTCACTCAATCTAATGCTTTTTTAAGAACAGTTTCACGCCAGTATGACGATCAGTTTGCTCGTACAGGTGCGAAAATCGGTTCAACTTTGCGTATTCGTTTACCCAATGATTACACAGTATCAACTGGGCCTGCAATTACTCCTCAAGGTACTAATGAACAGAATACATCTTTGACTGTGGCAACACAAGCAAACGTGCCTGTTTCTTTCGGTACTGCTGAGAAAACATTGTCACTCGATGACTTCTCCGAGCGTATTCTCGCTCCAGCGGTTAATCGTTTGGCAGCGTACGTTGCAGCAGACTTGATGAACGTAGCATCTCAATCAGCTAACATTGCACCAAACTTTTCAAGTGGAACAACCTTGGTAAGTCCAAATGCAACGACATGGCTGACTGCAGGTTCTTCTTTAGATCAAAACTTGTCTCCAAGAATGGAACGCAAGATTATTCTTGATCCAGTCACTCAAGCTCGTACTGTTTCATCTTTGGCAGGTTTGTTCAATCCTCAAGTTAAAATTGCTGAGAACTATGAAACTGGTGTTATTACCAGAGACACTCTCGGATTTGACTGGATGTACGATCAAACTACTCTAGTTCACACAGTTGGTTCATTCTCTGCTGGTACTGTTAATGGTGCAAGCCAAACAGGAACAACATTGACTGTGAATGCAATTACTGGAACTTTGAACCAGGGTGACATCATCACAATCGCAGGTGTATACGCAATTAACCGTTTGACTGGTAACTCACAAGGCCAACTACGTCAATTCGTTGTTACTGCAAACGTAGCATCTGGTGCAACAAGCATTCCAATTTACCCTGCTATTACTCCTGCTCCAGCAGCGTTTAATACAGTAACTGCATCTCCTGCAAACTCTGCAGCGATCAGTTTGGTAATGGCTGCTTCTACAAGCTATCGTCAAAACATAGCTTACTTCCCAGAGGCTTTCACTTTAGCAACTGCTGACTTAGAAATGCCTACTGCTGGTGTTGTTCAGGCTGCTCGTGCTCAGTTCGATGGAATCTCTTTGCGTATGATTGAGGCTTATGACGTAATGTCTGACTCCTTGATTACTCGTATGGATATTCTGTACGGATACGCTGCGATCCGTCCTGAGTGGTCTTGTATTGTTCCTGACATCGTTTGATGCCAATCGAACAATACTACAGGGGGAAGTTGGTTTCCCCTGTTTACACTTTTGTAGAGTTTCCCAAGTGGGTTACTGACTCGCTTGGGGAGCAGCATCTTGTTCAGACACCTGAAGAAGAAGCACAAGTTTTAATCGTTCCAGAGATAAAAGAAACTAAGAGGGGCAGACCAAAAAATGACTCAACCGCTGCCGACAACTCCCTCTGATCTAATCACTCAAGCGTTAAAAATAGCAAACGTCATTGGTGTTGGTCAGACTCCGAATGCAACTGACACCAATGATTGTTTCAATCAATTAAATATGATGTTGGCGCAATGGCAGCGCAGACGTTATATGGTTTATAACCTGGTCACAATTTCTAAAATTGCTACAGGTCAAGTTTCTTATACCATTGGAACTGGAGGGGATTTCAATATCACTCGTCCAGTTAAGCTCGAATCAGCGTTCTTTAGAATGCAATACGGCTCACCATTGCCAGTTGACTATCCATTGGAAGTCTTGAGGGCCAATGAGGATTACAACAGGATTTCAATTAAGAACCTGAACGCATTCCCTCAGTATATTTATTACAACACAGGTTATCCACTCGGCACAATTTACGTTTGGCCTGTACCTAATAATCAATATCAAATCTTTTTGACTGTAATGACTCAGTTGGAAGGATTTCAGACTATTAATGATGTTGTGACAATGCCTCCTGAGTATCTGGCTGCTATGCAATGGAACTTGTCCAGAATCATTTGTGTGATGTATGGCTTACCAATCACTCCCGAGTTGACTGGGTATGCTGAAGCATCCATGAGAATTATTGAAGAAGTTAACTCTCAGATTCCTTTGTTACACATGCCAGTTGCTCTCAGGGGTAAGTCTGGTGCTTACAACATTTACGGAGACTTCTACGTTGGAAGTGCAGGATAATGGCAAAGGCAGCACTTGTCACAGGCGCATACCAAGCAAAGAGTGTAATTGCAGGGGCGCAAAGGTGTATTAATCTTTATTTGGAAAAGAACCCAGATACATCGGTTTTTCCTTTTACGCATTATCCAACCCCAGGATTAACCTTACAAAGTTCAGTTTCTCAAAATCAATGGAGAGGGCTATATTTTGCAAGTAATAATATACTTTATGGGGTTTGTGGCAATACTTTCTATTCAATTACTTCTAATGGTACTTGTACTGCTATTGGCACTTTGGTTTCATCTGCTGGAACTGTTTCAATGGTTGATAACGAAGTCGATCTTTTGGTGGTTGATGGGACTGTTAATGGGTATGATTACAATTTTTCAGCAAACACATTCACACAATTACCTTCTAATTCAACCACAACTTTTTACGGATCAAATCAGATCAATTATGTAGACGGTTTCTTTATTTGTAATCGTCCAGGGACAAATCAATGGTATATCTCATTGATCAACTCAACCACTTTTGACCCAACTTATTACGCTGCAAAGGCGGGGTATTCTGATTTATTAGTTGGGATTGGGGTTTCTCGCAGATACATTTATTTATTTGGTGAAGTAACTACAGAAATTTGGTATAACGCAGGTAATCCAACTTTCCCATTTCAAATACTTCCAGGTTCGTTTATTCAATATGGTTGTGCAGCTACTAATTCAATTGCTCAAGTCAATGGTGAAGTATTCTGGGTTGCTCAAAGTCCTCAAGGTAATTGTTATATTACAAAAACTGAAAACTTTGGGGCGGTCAAAATTTCAACATTTGCAATTGATGCTGAACTTCAAACTTATTCAACTGTTTCAGATGCAATTGGATACACCTGGGAGATTAATGGACACTTCTTTTATGTAGTGACTTTCCCAACTGCTAACAAAACATGGGTTTTTGATCTATCTAACAATCAATGGCACGAATGGTTATGGACTGATACGAATGGTCAGTTTAATCGTCATCGGTCTAATTGTTTTGCTTTTGCTTATGGTGAATTATTTGTTGGTGATTGGCAAAATGGTAATTTATACACATTAGACCAAAGTAATTACACAGATAATGGAGAACCAATTGTAAGAACAAGAAGTTTCTATCATGCTGAAGACGATAATTCAGACAGGATCAGATACAAACAATTTATTGCTGAAATGGAATCGGGTAATGGGCCTGCAACAGTTTATCTTTCTTGTTCGGATGATAGGGGGAAGACTTACGGCAACCCAGTTGGTCAAACGATGGGAACGACTGGGGAGTATTTAACTTCAATCTCCTGGTGGCGCCTGGGAATGGCTAGAGACCGAGTATTTCAATTGAGTTGGTCTGATCCAGTAAAAACTGCTTTGTCGGGGGCATTTGTTGACGCATTGCCTAATAGAAAATGACAACAGGATATTTAGCAGCACAAACCCCACAGATTAACATTCCATTTCTTAACATAGATGGAACGGTTAGTCAGGTTTGGTTGTTATTTTTAATTCAATTATTTCAAAGGACTGGTGGAAGTACAAGTCCCACTTATACACTTACAGAAATTGAACAACTTGCATTATTAAATTTAAGTGTTGTTAATGCAAACGGATTTAATGGAATTGTTACAAGTGGTCAAAATGCTACTTTAACCATAGAAACAACGGTTTCAGGAATAGTTAAGGGTAATGGGACTGCACTATCTGCAGCGACTCCAGGAGTTGATTACAGTATTATTGATTCGATTGGAGTAACTGTACCTCCTGCTTTATTGTCGGTAACTCCTAGTTCACTTAGTTCAAGCGGTACTTTTGCAATTAGTCTGACAACTCAGACATCCAATACTTTATTGGCAGGGCCAATAACTGGGGTTGCTACAACACCAACTTTCAGGGGATTGGTTTCTACCGACATTCCTGCTTTAAATTATGTAAGCACTTTAACAACTCAGGGGGCAAATCAAATACTTGCAGGGCCAGCTAGTGGTTCGGGTGCTGCACCTACGTTTAGATCATTGACAACTGCGGACATCCCTGCACTTCCCTACGGTTCTGGGACAGTCACAAGTGTTGGAATGACTGTACCTGCTGCTTTATTGTCTGTAACTCCCTCCACAATCACGACATCAGGCTCATTTGCACTCAGTTTAACAACCCAAACATCTGCACAAATATTAGCGTCTCCGATTTCTACTATTGGAACTCCAAGTTTTAGATCATTGGTTTCAAGTGATATTCCTGCTCTTAATTATGTAAGTAGCACAACAACCCAAGCATCGCATCAAGTCTTAGCAGGGCCAATAACTGGGACTAGCGCTCCAACCTTTAGATCTTTGGTTTCTACCGATATTCCTGCTTTGCCTTATGGAACTGGTACGGTCACTTCAGTAGGACTGGCTTTACCAAGCATTATGTCGGTATCAGGTTCTCCAGTTACAACAACAGGGACATTGACAGGCACTTTAACGACTCAGGCTGCCAA